GATGTGTTTGGCACTGAACTGCGCATAGCAGAAGCATCAGATAGTCTGCCTCCTCTAGAGACACTACCTTATGGTATTAATGAAGACATCTATGCTCCTTTTGCACCATCTCCGGCTGAAGAAGAGGACTATCTAGAGTCTTTACAGACACCTCAGTCTAGTCCTATAGAGATGAATGTCCAAGAGCCTATCTTTATTGAAGACACGTCAGTACAACAACAGGTAGAAGTAAAGTACTCTGAAGCAACACAAGAACTACTTGCTCTATCAGAGGAACAGTTAAGTTCTCATACTGCTGCTTCTTTAAAGAAGGCACTAGCTGAAGTAAATCCTAACTATGTCTATACAAATAAACAAGCTGCTATTGAACATCTAATGACATATAAGTAGTAATCACAATGAATTTTGCACAAGATATACAGGCAAGTATTGATAGTGCTAACTTTGTTAAACTTGTAAGACCCTTGTGTGTATTGACACAAGGGTCTTCTTTTATAACAGACGATGACATTATCTTTCAAGGTCTAAATCAATTTAATACTATAGGTCTTGTTCTGTCTGCTGCTAAGGATAAGGATAACACAAGACTGTTTAAGCTGCCTACTACCTATCAAGCAGTCTTATCTCTTATGATAGACAGTGAGTATAGTAGTGGCCTATTAAATGTAGCTGCGGAATTAACAGCGGCAAACATTATTAGATCTTTACCTCTGAATGCGGATCTAAAGCTTATTGACAGAGGAAAAGAATTAGAGACTAGAGCATATGCCAACTTAGATAGAATTATCTTTCTATATACATCTAGTCAAACAGTTAGTAGTACTACTCAGACTAAGATTAGTACTACTGACTACTTCTACTTTGCCCCTGCCCTAGATAAGTCTACTATTCCAGCTAATAGCTTTGATGTGGGTTTAGAGACGGAGCCAGTAAAACTTACGGATGTATTGGCACAGACTAGTCTTAGTGTACCCGACAATCAAATTGCCTTTATATACTTTAACGTACTTAAGTCTGAACCAGGAGCGCCTCCTCTACTTAATGAAGGAGTAACTGTCGTTAATAGTGGAGAAACAGTAGAGTCTCTAATATTTAGACTTAGCTCTGACATTAATGATTTATGTGCAAATGTGTATACTATTGGCGCTGCAGAATATCCTTATTCCAATCTAATAGCTACTCCAACTAGAACAACAAATAGTGATATTAGCTTAAGTGTAAAGAAGAAAGAACTGTATCCTGCAACTACTACGTTTAAGAATAAGACGGCAAATTTTACTACAGAACTATACTCTGTTTATCTAGAGTTTAGTGCTAGAAGACTATCTACTATAGTAGCAACAGAAGCAATTGTTATTAGACCTATTACTATTCTTAGAGCATCTCTCTTGCCTCTGTATAAAGGCGCATATGATAATAACTCTAGTTATATGATTAATGAGGTAGTAGAGTCTACAGGCACGCTATACAGATCACTGATAAATAACAATACTGCCCCTCTTACAAATACCAATAGTTGGCAGGTAGTTCCTCTTAGCTCCATTGCATATACTAAGTTAGATTTAGTCAATAAGAAGAACAATTATTTATATGACTATATAAATGGTCTAGTTCTAGGCAAATTCTCTACTAACTATTTAAACTATTCAGCATTACAGGATAAGGGGCCCTTATCTAGCATCATAGACGTAACTAAGGGAGTATCTAAATCAACTACTGCTACCGCTACTTCTGCTTCTAGTAAGTTAGATCATAAGATAGAGATAGATACTTTCTACTTTGCTTATGCAGATACTGCTAATCCCTACTGTACAGTAGGGGGCACTATGTACTTTAGAATATCTACTATATCTACTGCTGTTCCTTGGGTACCCATTGCTGTGTCCGTGGGAGACAAAGTAGAAGATATTGCCTTTAAACTGGTTCAAGGCATATTAGAGTATAGAGTCGCAGAAGACACGCACGTTGTAGGCGCTCAAATATACAATAACGCTGTCTACATTAATGCGTATAAAGTAACTAATCCAGAAGTAAAGGTAATAGTTGACTTGAAGTTTGAGGATATACAGGGCATTACAGTAGCAAGCTATTATCATCTGCAGGCTCCAGCATTAACTCAATATAATACTTCTCCACGTTCAGTGGCAGTTACTACTGTACTGCGTATTAATGTAGCTACAAATAATACAGACACAACAATAAAGAAGGGAGTTAGTAGTGCTGAACTAGGAAGTAAAGCAAATACAAAGCTAAGCAGTGTAAAAGACAAGATGAGTATGCTCAGAGATTTAACAGGAGTTCAAAGTGTTTGGAGTAGATCAAATCTGTACTAGTTTTATTAAGGCATTTGCATCTCACCCGCTAGTACTTAGTAATCCAATTACAGACGTTCTTACTAATAGAGTAATTCCTATTACTAATTACAGACTGTATGGGGGAATAGAGACTACCAGCAATGCATTGACGATGGCAGTATATCCAGCGCCATCTCAATCATTAAATGCAAAGTCTCCAGGTAGTCAATCTGCTGCAGTTATATATGAACCCTATTCATTAGGTACTGACTATACTCAGGTAAACTACTTAATTCATATTAGCTTCTACTACAACGTAGTTACTTCAGGATCTAAATCAACGCCTATAGTTATACAAAATATGCCCACTCAATTACCTAGTAACGATGCTGAAATTGTATTAGATAAAAATCAAGACCTCTTGGTATATACAGACGCTTCAATGCATATCTTAAGTCAGTGTATTGAGCTATTAAGGCTAATCATATATGACATTAGAATAGATGATTTAAATACTAAGTTAACCTTATTAAGTTCTGCCTTTATAGGAGGTCAGTGGGAAAAAGATCCCTACTTTAAAGAAGTCTTGACTAGCTGTTTAGTTACCTGTTATTTGCCTAAGTACTCCACTAAACAGTTGTCCATTAACACTATAAATTTACAAGTCTAACTAATTTAACTAAATGAGAATACCTGACGTAATTTTTAATGAACAACCAGCATTAGGTGCTCCTATTAATCTAACAGCATCTAATAGAATTGCAATTGTTGGTGAGTTTACCAGAGGTCCTATTAATACGGTACTACTGTCAGATTTTAAAGACTTTGCTAGAATTTATGGATATGACAATGGTATTGCAAACCTAGCCTTTCAAGCTGCGTATGATCAGGGGGCTAGAGAATTTGGCGTTACTAGAGTAATTGGTTCTAGTGAGCCTGCTAAGGTAAATCTACTTATTGGTGGTACTGCTACTAAGAGCAATATACTTACTCTTAATTTAAAGTTTATTGGGCAGCCAATTAGCTCTACCTATATTGAAACGCCTATTGCATCTACTGGTAGTTATACAGGTACTGCAGACAAGCGCTATGTTTATAACGTAACACATGGTCCTGTGTCTGCTCTAGCCGTATATAATCAGTCTAGTTCTGCCACTACTATTACTTTTAATCCGGCAGACGCAAAGAAGATTGTTGTTGGCTCTACTATTATTAGTAATACTGCTGGAGTTCTGCCTGCAAACACTACGGTAACTAACGTTAATACTACTACTGGAGTGGTTACTCTATCTGCATCTCTATTAACAGGTGCAGCGGGATACAACGTCTTTACTACGTCTAATAAGGCAATTCTTAAGTGGGTTACTCTTGGTGTTGATCAGTACCCAAATAGAAATGTTCTTCCAAGTATTAATTGGGGCACTACTCAGACTGATGTGCCTAGTTATGTAGATACTACTAATACTACTGTTACTGGCGGCTTATTATCTACTGCACTAGACTTAACTACTGATGCGGGTATTTACAAGATAACTGCAGAAGGCGTATCTCTTAAATTTAGTACTACTGGTGTACCTATTGAGTTGTATCCCGGAGATCAATTTACTGTTAGAGTATCTTCTACACAATACAATGTCCCTATTGCAGAATCTGCTACTCCCTCTGACGTTATTAATAATATACAGGATCTAGTCAGTGGAGTTAATCCTATTGGTCAAGTAACACGATTAACTAATGAACAGGGAGCCGGACTATTTCTAGCAGAAAGCATCTTTAATCAGCCTATTGAGTTCTTTGATCTAAATGATCCAGATAGAATTACTATTGCAAGTGGTTATAGCTTCTGGATAGATCTAGAGACACCAGATGGACAAGTAGTAACTACAGGAACTGCGGCTAATAACAGCACTACTCTTACAGTAGCAGATGCAAGTAATATATCTATTAACAGTATTGTCAGTCATGCTAGTATTCCTCAAGGCGCAGTTGTACAGAGTAAATCAGGCAACGTACTTACTCTTAGTCAAGCAACTACTAGCGCTATTACTAATCAATCAATTACCTTCTCTAATATAAATGGTATTAGCTTTAGTAATTACGGCGTAACTAATAAGACAGGCTTCTCTAGCACAACTAATAGTGCGAGAAATGCGTTTAGAACTTTATACAGCTCTGATGGTCAGCCTCTTGTTAGATTTACTGCTATTAGTCCAGGACAATGGGGAAACAACATTGCATTAACAGTTAATAGTACGGGAGCTAGTCGCTTTAACGTAGTAATTGAAGATAAGAATACTAATACGTTAGATACACAGATTGAGTCGTTTGATGTAGACCTATTAACTGACGTAGATGGCAGTGGTAATATTAATTCTATTACTTCTACTTATCTAAAGGCAGACTATTTGCCTGTGACATTAAATCAGCCAAATGCGCTTACTCTATTAAATAGAACTCCACAAAGACTAGCACCAGCTAACGTCTACATTACTGATATAAATGATATTAGACATATTAACTATGTAGGTAATGCTAGACTAAAGAACATCTTTTTAATAAAGGGCTATGACGGTCCTGTTCCCGTAGAAAGGGACTACATTAAAACTATTAACTCTTTGTCAGAACAGCTAGTTAACTTTATTGTAGTAGCTAGTGAATTAGCGGGTGCATCTGATGCTATTAAACAGGCACAAATTACAGTAGCAAATAACAGTAAAGAGTTAGAAGGTAGAAAGATTGCTATTCTAACTTCTAAGAGAAATCTAACTCCTGCTTTAGCTAGAATAGAAACGGCAGCTATTAACACTGAAAGAGCTGTGTATGTTGCAGGTTGGGCTACTTATGGTGGAGATATTAATAATAGATTTGGCGTTCCACTGTCTGCATTCTATGCAGGTAAACTAGCCTCTTTACCGGAGAATATAAGTCCTCATGCAAGAACTTCTGCGGGCTCTATACAGGGAATTATTTCTACGGACATGGATCAATACAAATCATTAGCTACTAAGCAGCAATTTATTGATGCAAAAGTAGATATGATTAGTTTAGATACTGCGCTTTCTGGTTACTACGTAGTACAGGGCAGAACGCTTACTAATACTGCTGGAAAGGATAGAATCAATATTGTTAGAGTTAATGACACTATTAGAAAGGATCTGTACTTTAATCTGCAGGCATACAAAGGAGAAAATAATAGTAGAAAGGTAAGAAATATGATTGCTTCTTCTATATCTGCTTATATGAGTTCTATGGCAAGAAGTGGCTACATTGTGAGCTATAGTCAACCTGTAATTGATGAGAGTAATAACTCTACTACTGACTACTACAACGGCAATCTAAACATCAATTTGTCATATACTCCTTTATATCCTATTGATAGAATTGAGATCACTTTGACAAGAGATGTTAGTGGTACAGTCACCTTAGCTTAGTACAAATACATAATACAAATAATATGCCTTTAGACATTTATAAAGCGCCAGTAAATAATACTATTCTTGATCCAATTGCCGGTTTTGATATTGCTGCATGGATGCAAGATAGTGTTACGGGTCAATTAGCTCTCTTTGGAGACTTTCAATCTATTACTCTAACTATTAGAAATAGTACTGAGACTTATTTGCCTTTAGGGACTAGATTCCCCGTATATCTAGATGGTGAAGTCCAGATTGCATTTGTAGTTGAACAGGGTCTAGTAGATCTCAACTTCTTACAAAGAACGTTTGGTGTACAGCAAATGACAAGAGAACAGCTTGTTACTAGATCTCCTAGATTTCAGCTTACCTTTGATGCTAATGCTAATGAATTAGCAGAGACTTATAGAGGTATTAGTGATGGGGGTGGTAAAAGCAATGAGCAGATTATCTACAGAACTGGTGGTACCGTATTTAATCAGTTAGTTGGTGGCGACAATCAAAGCTTTGTTAAGAATCAACTAAAAGGACTTAATGGAGGCAGTGTTGCATATGGTCAACAAAAAGCCGTACCAATTGTTCAAGGCAGATATGAGTTACAGCGCTGTAAGATTGACTCTCTCTCTATTGGTATTATGCCGGGTAGAAGAGTAGTAGCTCAACGCTGGGAAGGAGTAGCTGAAGGTCTAAGATTTATTCCTGAGAGTCTACAGAACTTTAGAACTAACTTTAATGGCTCTTCTTACAATAGAAAGCCAACAGGACCATTTAAGGCGGGTGGTGCCCAGACTCCTAATATCGACTTTACTTATACTTAATAAATACTCACATAAATAAACATTAAAGCAGGTAGTACTTATATACGACCTGCTTTTTACTAATGCAATACCTTATGGCTAAATATTATACAGAACAAGAATCTATTCCCTGCTTTGCAGTTACGTACGTAACTAACAATAAAACACAGAGATTAATACAGGAAGCTCCTAATAAAACAGCCAGTAAAGCTATTAATGAAGAAGATAAACCATTAGTGTATGCGGGCGTTTATACTACAGCAGATCAGTACAATCAACAACAGGAAGAAACCAGATTAGTAAAAACTATTAAAGTTAATTTATTAGCTTTAACAAGTTCTAGGGATAGAGCTGAAGACGTACAGACAGAGATTAATGAATATAGAAAAGAGCTTGCAGACCTCAGAGCTTTAGCAAGAGCTAGCTTAGCTAATACTATTACTGTTCCTGCTGCAGTAGATAAAGAAATACTGCTTTATTCTAATGTACAGATATGTCCTACATCTAATCCACAGGTGTGGTTCCTTAGAGAAGCAGAAGTAGAAATATCTAGAGATTGGCCCGTGTGCAAAGCTAAGCTTATTATTACCTGTCAATTGGATAGTAAGGGTAATATACCTCCTCTGCCAATAGTACAGAATACTGTTGATAGTTCTAATAAAGTAATAACTAGACCTTTAGCTACTGATGATGAAGTGCGTATATATGCGGGCTATAAGACAGACAGTACTGTGGCCTTAGAAGATTTGGATAATTACCCTTACTCATTTAAATATAGAGACTTTGTAGACGCTAGTACCTTATCTAAAGCAGAGCAGGATACTAAGGCTAATTGTATAAAACAGCTTGAAAAGTGCATAGAAGATAGAAGAAAGTATATTAGAGACGCTCAGGGCTCCTCTGAAAGCAAACAAAAAAAGGAGAAGGACATTACTAGATTTTATCAAGAAATAAATACTTATAATGCAGACATAAAGAAGCTACGTGATGAGTTATCTAATACTACTACTAAGGTAAAAGAGATAACAGCAAACAAACCACTAGCCCCTATCTTTTGGGGCTTTATAGACACTATAGAGTTTATAGGAAGTGCTAACTCTGTACAGATAATCTATAATCTGCGTGATAGAAGTAGAATATTGGCAGATACAAAGCTTATTACTTTGCCTTTTATTAATCAAGACAGTAAAGAAAGAGGAGCATTTGAAGGATTAAGACATAAGACTATTGAGGCGGTATATAAAGCGGCTAATGGTGGCATATATCTGGACAATAGCCTTAATAGTGCTGCAGGTATGATGTGGCGCTATGGATTAGATGTAGGTAATATAGTGTCTCTATACGACACTGTATGTACCCCAGGCAGTACAACGGTAGGAGCAGATGGTAAGGCTATTAAGTTTAAGGGAGATAACAATACTCTAATTGACAGGTGTAATAGAATTACTGATCAGGTAAAGAGAATAGATGAGAATCTAAGTGCTTTAGCTAAAGAGCGTATTAAGTTTAGCAATGCTATAGAAGATCCTAATGCATGGATACAAGCAAATGCATTCTTACCAACAGACGTTATTAATCCTGCCAAGTCTAAATATGATCCCCTGTTCCACATATGGACGCTACAGCCTCCATTAGTATCTGGCACTGGACAGACAACTATGCAGATTATTAATAAGAGTCCATTTGAAATACTTACATATTTACAGGTAACTGAGGTAATGCCTATTGACTTTTACTGCTCTCACGTCAATGGACACTTTATATTTGGTCCTAGAGTACTAGATGTTACGGGACTAGAAGATCCAGAAAGAGGTAACAGGACTTACTTCTTCTTTAACTGTATAGACGGTATTCCTGTAGCATATAGAAATCTTATTAAGGATATACGTGTACAAGAGAGCACTATTGGCTCCTTTAATAGATTTACTATTGCTAGTGCAGATTTTAATAATCCCACTAACGCTTCTCTTACTGATCTTGTATCTATTGTAGATATTACTTCTTACGCTCATCAATATAAAAACGTACCAGTAAAGCAGCACATCATTAGTGATCCTAAGATTAAAGATCCTAAGTACAACTTGGATAATAAGGAGGGAGCAGCACAAGCATTAGCTCTTACTAGCGCCTCTATTATGGCTAAGGACAACTTAACCGTTATGTTGAGAATATTGGGAGACGCTAGTATGTGCCCAGGAGAAGCTATAAGAATCTATAACACGGTTCTACATAGTAAGGACGTATTTACCTACAGCAAAGACGCAACCTCTCAATCAGTGTTAGGTACCTTATATCAAGAGGTAGATGGTATAAAGAAGAATAAGAGATCTCAAGAAGGTAGTAAGGCTAAGATTGCAGATCTCAGTGCCGTCATTAATAAGATTAGAACTGCAACGGGCGTGTATTCTGATGATACGCAGAAGATATTTCCTATGTACAAGGTAAGAAATATTACTCACTCTTTAAAGGCTACAGGAGCTGACGCAGGTTACACCACAAAGATAGTTGCTATTGCAGACATACTATAGGAGCATATATGCTAGACAATCCACTCTACAATCCTAATGGCTTCTTTACTAATGCTAGAGGTATGCAGGCATTAGACAATACATGGCTATCTTTAGGAGAAATTGTTAATTTAACTTCAGATGGAGAATACCAAAGTCATCTAATACAACGATATGACGTACTAATACATAATACAAATGGTCATATTGCTACGGGCTGTATACCTATTACTTCTTCTTTTACTGGTAATGGAGTAGGAGAATACGCCACTTATAAGGTAGGAGATGCGGTGATTGTTAGTTGTCTATACAATCACTTAGATCATATAGTTATTCTAGGCGCAGTATCTCTTCCAGGTAATATGGATAAGTTGATGGGCGCCAATACTGAGAGAACTAAATTTAGACAGTTACAGGAAGACAATACTTATGCGCCTCAGCCAATACTATCTCCTGATAGAGTACAGAATCCTTCTGCTAATAGAGTAACTGTTACTTCTACTCAACTGGATACGGATGCGTATAGACTTACAGACTTATTAACTTCTAGTACAAATAGAGCTGATCTAGTAAGAGAACAGGCACTTCCTACAGGTATTGATATAGATACGGGCTTAGGTGATAAGGGCAGTTATTACAGAGGAATAAAGTATGACTATGTAAATGGCAGCTACTATCAAATCGCATTAGCAGATAAAGAGGATAAGTGTACTAAGGCTACTAGAGTTGCTGCAGTTGCACTAGATGCTGTAAATAAACTGTCAAAGATTACTAGTTATCCACGTAATAGTAATAGTCTTATTGACGCACAATACAGAGCTGCGCAGCATAGGAAGATACATGAATTAGCATTAAAGACGGCTAAGCAGTGTAATAAGACTTCTTTTGCACAGAAGCAGGCAGTAAAGTCTCTAGATACTAAAAAAGAAGCAGCGCCTACTTCATCTGCATATAAACCTAAAGAGTTGCGGCTCCCTGTTACTAACTCTAAGCCAAGACTTACTCTAACTAGAGAAGAGGTACTTGCCTTCATTAGTTATTTGCAGTGGAATAATAGACTGCCAAAGCAACAAGAGGATACGGCAATTAGACTAATGTATATCTATTATGACTTACCAGAAGCAACGCAAGTTAATCAGTCGTTAGTTGATAAGATATTGGGAGACAGTAGATACGTAGACTATAAGAGGAGTATTAATAAGTAAATGTTTATTGTTGTATTACATCAGACAGAAGAAAGCTCTGACGTATTTCTCAGTACTATACAGACTGCTAGCTATAGCTATCACGCATTCATTAGTACCAATGGCGCTCTTACATACTTAGTTCCTGCTAATAGAGCTGCGGTAGCCTGTGGTAACTGCGAATTAAAAGGTATATCTAATGTAGATGCCAGCTCCTATCAAATATGCCTAGAGTCTATTGATGGATCCCTTAATTCTGCTCAATACATGACGCTTGCATATCTGTTATCTCAATTAGATATAGCCCTGGATAAGGTTTATACGCACGCAGATCTATCTAGTTCTAGTGATTTAAAGAAGCTAGACAGAGTTGAGTTATTTAGAGCATATAACAAGTTCCTACCCAACAAAACTATATATACAGGATTAGAGTAGTTATGGCTAAAGACAAGAATTACTATTTACAGTTATTAAGTAATACTAATGTTGTTGCCTATTTAAATGCAATTAGTCAGATAGAGGCTCCCACTTACTATACGGCTAATGGGGGCTACGTGCATGTGCCTACAAGCGCTGCTCATCCTAATACTATTTTTCAAGGAGGAACTAGTGCTGCGTTTGGTCGTTATCAGTTTATGCCAAGTACATGGAAAGAGATACAGCAAGGCTTAGGTCCTTTAGATATACGCAATCCTAGAGATCAGGATATTGCTGCTTTATATAGAATGGATACTCTTAGAGGTACACTAAATGACGTTATAGCAGGTAACTGTCTAGCAACGTTAGATAGTAATTCTCTGGAGTGGGCAGCAATGCCTAATAGTTCTTCTGGGTTTAGATATAAGAATCAGGGCAGTAAGTATACCGCAGAAAGCTTTTGTAAGTTAGTTGACTCACTAAAGGGCGTTCCTTTACCTGAAGGACCTGCCGTCTCTCTTAGTGCTCTTAGTGGACTAGGTCAAGGATTACGTACTGCTCCTGCTACTGCATTGGATTTAGATCTAGCATTACAGGCAGATATTACCTGTGCCGCTATTAGTGCGGTTGATCTGTATAGAGCTAATTATCAGATAACTAATCCAGGTTGCAAAATATCTAACATAGTTAGACCAGTGACAGGAAGTAGTACTAATGGAGCAGGAGTAGCTAACAGTACCTTAGTAGCTAAAGGTGCCAAGTTTGCAATGCTGGCACAGGGATTTGCTATGTGTTCTAGTTTAAGACTGCCTACTCAAGGAACGTTTACTAGTGGCTTTGGTTGGAGAAATGAGCGTATGCATAATGGTGTAGACATAGCTAATAATGTAGGAACTCCCATATTTGCTAGTAGTAATGGAGTAGTCAATGAGGCGGGTTGGAATGATGGAGGCTATGGTAATAGAGTGGTAATAACTAGTCCAGAAGGTATTCTTACTACCTATAATCATCTAGAAGCTATATTCTGCTCAGTAGGCCAACAGGTAGTAGTAGGTCAGCGTATTGGAGATATGGGCAATACGGGATATAGTACGGGCCCTCATTTGCACTTTGAAATAAAGATTAATGGAGACTTTATTGATCCTGAACAGTGTTTGAGATTTAGATAAATAACATGAACTATACAGATAAGGATATATATAGTCTGTCTACTAGTGAAGAGTACTTCTACTTAGTAACGGCTTATGGTAAATGCGGACTAAGTTTAGATAAGGTATTGCTATACAACTTTTTATTAACTCCTACTTACTATCAAAACAATACTGTCTACTTTGATCATAGAGCATCTATTCTATGCCTACTAATAAGCAGCAATATACGCTCGTATAAGAAGGCAGTAGCACAAGCATTACTACTTAAAGAAGAAGAGGATCTATTACCTCACGCTGATTATTGTAGTAAGAATGATTATAGTGTTTACGAGCTAGTACTGTTAGTAGCTAAACTAAACAATTGGTCTATAAGTAATCCACAGCTACTTGCTATAGAGAAGACACAATACCCGCCTACTACTTTAATCTTTAATACTTACAATGCATTGCAGCAACTTGACACGTATTTAGGCTGTGACATAGCAGAAGAAGTATTTGCTATATATCAACGCTCACACGTATTTAAATAATCATGTATGAATCAATAAACGTCATTCCTATTTCTGTAAAGAACTTAACTGAAGAACAACAAAAGATAATAGTTGATTTAGCTCTATCTATTAATCAGACATACAACAATATTGCCTACTTGTTTGACGTATTTAGTGAAGCAGAAGCAGATATAGGTATTTATTCTCTTGTGTATAATTTAGAACAGATACTAATAGCGCTGAACACTACTAATACTATAGAACCTGACTTATTAGACTTAAGACTTCAGTCAATAGGTACTAAAGAGATGTTGTCTATAGAACAGCACTCTATTCGCATGTTTAATAATGAAGCTACGTGGATAACTAGTTATGGCACTTTAGGTTATTACTTGTCATTTATTACTGCACGTAATGCAAGCTACTTAACTCCTTCTGAGCAGAGTTATTATGGCTGCATATGTCTCCTTAAACTGTATGACTCTTTATATAAGCCTTTATCTCTTGCTTTAACTAAAGAGGAACAAGTAGAAGATGACTTTATATATGACTACATTAGCTATTTAGTCAATCAATTACCCGAAGTAGCTACTTTACTAAGACATTTAAAGATATTTAATAAATACAAACTTAGTAAGTATGGAGCTAATTACTTCTTAGATGAGATACCCGTAGAAGCACCTATACAGTTCTTATTTCAGACGTTATCTATTAATTACTGCTACTACATACAGGACATCTATTTAGCAATACAGGCAGAGGAATTAGTAATACCAGAGATACCACTAGAGGAGACAGTAATAAATCCTCTACGTGCAATGTATACATATAATGACTCTTTAATAGGGCCTGGAGGACTACATACACTAATACTAGTCCTTGCATCTAGTTTAATTAGAAGAGCTCACTACTTATGTCACATAGACTTTATATTGTATGAGAAGCGTATAGATGATCTAATAAGTAAGGCCTGCTCTTTGCTGTACTTTGATAATAAGTACAGTAGCTTAGCAGAAGAAGTAAATAAATTAACTAGTACTACTGTTTTGCAGTATAGGAATAAATGGCTATAAATTTTAACGCTAATTTGCAGTTAGGTAATGCGGTAAAAGAAGGGTTAGCACAGGCAACTAGTAATTCTTCTAAACTGACTCAGTCCTTAGCTAACACTACTTATGACAACTTTCTAGTTCATTCATCTAAAGAGTGGTTATCTACTGTTCAAGCAGTAGGCAGTACAACGGTTAAAGAGGCTAAGTCAACTGCAGACAAATTAAAGGGAGATGCAAAGGAATTAAGTGCTGTAGCAAAAGCGGCACCAAACAGTGATGTATTTCAAGGTCTTGCGGATAGTGTAGGCACAGGACTACAGGACTTAATGCGCAGCAGCATAGATATTATTACTGCGCAAGACTTTACCGGCTCTATTAATACTATTACTAGTGCTGCTGTTACTACTATATCTGGGGCAATTGTCAATGTAAGTGATGTAGGCATGATTAATACGGGGCCCTCCATAACTAATAACAGCAACGTAGTAGTAAATAAGACGAGTACCTCTATTAGTATTGCTGATACTAATTACCGTACTAATGATACAGAAATAACAGTAACTAAGCAGAAGATACTTTCTGCAGAGAATAAGCATACAGTAGCTACAAATACTATATCTGAAGTATCTACCAGCAGTAGAACTACTGCTGTTACTGACTATCAGGTAGTCAGTAGTGACGTGAATCACTATTCCAACAACGCTATTAATGTTGCTAGTAACTCTATGCTGTTGGGCAGTAAAGGCACTACAAGTGTATTAGCTCAACAGGACATAGTTATTGCTGCTGGACAATCATCTCTAGTAGAAGGAACTAGTCAAGCAGTAGGAGATATAAACAGTCAAGTAACTCCTGCTATTGGTAAGTTGTTGCTACAGTCTACTGGTTCTGTTACTACACAGGCAGACGGCACTATAGCGCATATTAGTGATTCTTATGGAGCAAACTCTAACAAGATAGGTTTTGCATCTATTGACTTTGCTTCTAATGCGGTAAATACAACCATTGTTAGTAAGGGACAGTCTGCTCTAATAGGAGACTCTATTACCTATACGGGTAATAGAACTGTAGGTATTAGCGTCAATCCTTTTGGTATATTAGCGGGTACTGGAGTAGCTCCTCTTGTACCTCTATTAACAGAATTGCTGCCTCCTATCAAGATAAATGTACCCAGTCTTCCTGAATTTCCTTTTGGCAGTCTAGCTGACTTTTTAAGCAAGTGTTTACCTAATGTATCTGCAGTAGACACTATTAATCAGGTAGTAGACACAATACGTCAGTCTGATACTTCAGCAAAGACAGAAGTACAGAAGCAAGATGAACACGCATTAGAAGCACAAGACAGACTTCTTATTTCTCTAGAAGATCCCTTAGTTCCTGTACCCAAGGACTTAAAGACAGATATGCCTATATCTGCATCTAACTCAATACCTACAGCATCAAAAGGACCTAATAAGCCTACTCCCAAAACAAGTATTAAGCCGCAGCCAGTACCAAGAGCAGTAGATAAGATACCTAGTAATAACAAGGAACATACGTTTACGGCTGCAAATGCTGTAGAAGGCGCTGCTCAATTAGGTTTACTGCATAAAGTGTATATAGATAGACCAGAAGACTTCTATACAAACAAGAGTAGACCTACTGTATCCAATGAAGTTGTGCCCTCTATTGAAGCTAAGAATAACCTACAAAGCTCAATTAAGAGTCTTAGCAGTCTGCAGAGATTTGAGGTCATTAACTTCTTTAGTAAGCCGTACAGAAAGAATATTGATGCTAACTACTCAGACTTTATTACAGCATTAGCCCTAGTAGATATAAGTAATGTTGACGTAACTACTAACAATTCTGCTCAAGTTAATACATTCCTAGCAAATGCTGCTTTAGTAAAAGAGATGCGCACCTTTCTTAATACTAAGAGACCTACTGGTATTGGAGCAGTGTTAAACAGTATTCCCTATACCGTCTTTCCCGCACCTAAAACACCTCCAACTATTGGACAGGGAATTATAGATGTAAGCACTCAAATTGCTCTACAGGCTCAAAATCCTATGGTTGCAGGTCATACTACAGAAAACTGGCTGCAAGGAACAGATGTAAATGTCAATGAACACAGTTTTACGTTTGGAGATGAATTTGGTGCTGCAGACCAAGTAAATATAAATGGATTTACGCAGCTATTAAATAAGCATATAGACGGCATTATAACTGCTTACTTTCCAGATGCAACAGTAGAAAGAGTGTTATCTCTTACTAGAGGTATTATTGAAGGCAACATTAAAGACGTTGGAGACTATGCCAATAGAATTGCTCAGATAGTGGGTGGAGATGCTTCTATGTATGTAGATTATGCATCTCAAGTATACAGTGTATATACAGACGTAGTTAAGAATAGTAATTACAGCTCTCTATTATCTCTTCCCTACGTATCTGAATTGTTAGGTCCTACTGTAACTCCTATTGCTAAGAAGGTCTTAAGTCTAATAGGTAAAAAGGTACAAGATAGAGACATATATGACATTGCTGGCAGCATATTTACTGCACTTACCGGAATAGGTATTCCTTTACTAGATGAGCTAGCAAAGCTATTAGGATGCATTGATTCAATAAAGAGCTCTGCACCCTCTCTACAAAACATATCTAATCCCGTATTACAGGACATAATTGACTATTTGCCTAGAGTTATACAGACTGTACCTAATAAGAACGTATTAAATATAACACCAGATAACTGCGGCATCATATCAGAGTTAAATGCGGATGAGGCGTCAATAAATATTGAGGAGATAGGGCCGCAGTATGTGACATTTAGATTAGCTAATGCAGACCTAATTAAGAATAACTATAAGCCTACTCCCGATACAAACACTCCAGTTAATATTTACTGTGAATTGTTTTTAGATAGAAATACTAATCAGGTATTAAGTCCTTATAAACTGTACAGTCAATTTACTAGTAATGTATTGGAATATAGGGTAGTAGTTAGACAGGATGATGGATTATATATTGCCCGTATTAATAATCCTAATACAGTTCTTGTGCTTGAAACGATAGCTACAGGAGCTCTATATCAATATACTGCCTTAGATCTGGGTAATAGATTAGTTCCTTATCCTTTAGATGCTTATGTACTTTTATAACAAGTATTACTACCTATGTTTATACGTCCAACTCAATATATAGTTAATGGTTTTGCGGTGTACCTGCCCTATTTAAGAAAACAGATAACCAGTATTCTTGTAAGACTATACTACTCTGATATAAATCCAGATCTTGATTGGCTTCAATGTGCCAACAGAAAACTAGTCTATGAAAAAGAATCTATTAATAATAATCAAATAATACTTGTTCCTGTAGATCTTGTTAATGGCTTCTACATTCTAGATATTTCATACAAAACAGGAGTAAATATTATGGATAATCAGACAATTACTATTGGCAGAGCTAAAGGAGAGACTAACTTTCATATTAACTTTCCTCAGTCCGCCTACAAACTTATTTAGTAAATACTTATGTATGATATTGCGGCAGACAAAGATCTCATTATTGATGCTACTACGGAAGACTTAGTAATTGAAGACACTCCTAACAACCTTGTTAGAAGAGCAGTAATAACTCCTCTGGGCTATTTAACGTGGGAGTACGATGCTAACAAGTACGTAGATCAGGCTTACGGTAACAGCATATATACTAAGATTGGTGAGAACGTTAATTCTTCTTTATTAGCTGATATGAACTCTGACGTAAATAATGCGCTTAAGTTTGTAGATGTAGTAGTAAAAGAGATACAGACAGTTGTGGATTCACTTAATCAAGTCACTTATATCATTACCTATGCAAACAATCAAACACAGGAGATATTAATTAATGTCTAGAACATTTGAGCAAATAGTTGAAGATATAAGACAGCAATTTAACAATACTAGCCTTGAAAAGGCAGCCTCTAGTTATGGAGTCCTCTATACTCTTATTAGAGGAATGGCGGCTACCTGTTACGCACAAGAACAGGAGATTACCGGTATTGTTAATGCGGGTCTAGTATCTAGTAGTCAGGGCAATGATCTAGATGTGCTTGCTAATACCTACGGACTATCAAGAAGACCAGGTACTAGCTCTTTTGGTACTGTATTAGCTAAAGCAACTAATACTACTAAGTTATTAGTAGGAGCTCAACTACAAAACGTAACTGGCACTATTACTTTAGAGACTACAAAGGAAGTAGTAGTAAGTGCGGATAGAGAAGCATTAGTGCCCGTTACATCTATAACTCAGTCTAGCAACGCTAACTTAGTAGCAGGTACTCCTCTCTATTTTATTAACAGTGATGTTTCTGCTGTTGTTGGGAGTTATAGAGACAATACAAAACAGCTAGTAGGAAATCTGATAGGTGGCTCTTCATCTGAATCAGACGATGCATTAAGAACAAGACTTAATACGTTTATATTTAATAAGGGCCTAGTTAATAAAGACGCTATTATTAGTCAACTACAGAGTTATGTAAATACTATTCATATAGTAGAAAGAAGGCCTGCTCCTGGATACACTACTATATACATAGACACTGCTAATCAGTTAGTCATAGACAAAGTAATTAGCACTGTTAATAACATTAAAGCAGTAGGAGTACTATTTATAGTTAAGTCTTTACAGTATCAACCAGTAGATTTAGATCTAACCGCGTATTTAACTGGAATCACTAGTGACTCTGTATCTACTGTTGTAGACAATATAAAAGCGGCAGTTGAAGAATACTTCTCTTATTTAACTGTAGGAGATAGTGTAGTAGTAGGACAGCTTACTAGTTATGTTACTAGTAAGACGGGGTATACGGTAAGCGTTAATAAGCCTGCAACTACTATTACTCCAATAATTAATGAGTATCTATTAATTCCTAGCGAGGTAGTAGTTAGTGTTAAGTCAAGATAATTCCTACGCTTTTAACAAGGTATTAACTTACCTAGATCAGGGAGGTAATAATATATGGTGGAATGCGTATAAGTCTGGCAATACTACTAGTAAAGTCTCTCTTGTACAGACTAAGCTTGGTCTATCTACCGACTGTATAGAGGATAGCTGTATTCCTATCTGCGATCAGATTATAGAAAATGATGATAAGAAGTATGAGTATGTAAATACGCCGCAGAAGCTTATATATCCTACGTTTAATAGAAGTAATAACGTATTAACTATTACTCTTAATAATCTGCGTCTAAATCCTCAACCGTCAGTAATAACTGATGACTGTATTAATAATGAGTGTATGGATAAATACGGAGCATGGACTACTGCTATTAGCAGTAATGTGTATTATCTAATAGATGATATACCTTACTACTTTATACAGGCTAATGCAGATGATTATGGCTACTCTTATCTGTATCAAGTCTCCGCAATACATATAGAGACAGGAGAAGAGATCTTTATTAGTAAAGAGCAGGGTTTAATAGACAATACAGTTACTGTAGATCTTGACTTACCAGAAAGCTTTTCTGCAGTTATTACTATTACTAAGTTTAATTTAGTAGAGATAGTTAGTACGTATAGATTTGTTGAGCGCCCTTTATACCTAAGAAGTAACTGGGAGACAAACATTCCTTGGACAGTACGTCTTTATGATACGGAGAATATTTTATGGTCTATTATTTATCTTCTGCTTACGGATGTAGATATATCTTTGCCGCAGCAGTTAGTACTGTATAAGGATAGAAATAGATTAGCAGACATACTGCTACTAACTATAAATGATATAGCGGCATACAATACCATACGTCATAGCTATGTTAAGACGGCTACAGCTCCTATTGAATATACGCAGCTTGTGGACGATAAGAGCAACTGGATAAGCAACTTAGTAACTTCTCCTAATGTATTAGGCACGACTAACTACACAACAGAAGAATTACCTGACATAACTATTCAGTTGTTATCCTTCTTAGCTCTTATACTTGCTAAGCAAGAAGTAAACGCAGTAATAGATACGATTAACGCTATTACTACTAGAAGTCTAAAGAACAGCTTTATTAAGTTAATTGCGTATACGGAGCTATATGTAAATACTAATGATGTTACGTACTTATCTCTTGCTACAACACTAATCAAATACATAAAGTACTGTTTTTATCATGACGGTGTATTTCTTGAAAGCCTTAACAATCCTGTAGTAACTACAGAATCTACTGTATATGGGGACCTATTTACTAAGTACGTATATAACATAGATGTTGACACTAAAAAGTATTTAGGTCAGCTATTTAACTACTTATCCTTTACAACACCTTATTATATAAATGCGGATACAGAACTAAGTACGCAGGAGCTTCTATTGTTTAGGCTTATTAATGTAGTATTGCCTAGTTACCTGCGCACTAATAGTCTTATTGTAGATGTACAGAGCATACCTATCTCTTCTTCTAGGCTTACGCATACATTCTATGAATGTTTAGAAATGTATGAACAACAGGTATTCACTACCTTTAAAGCAACTATTCCAGTTAACTATACGTGGCTAAGTGAAGAGACTCCTATACAGGATCTTGTAATACGAGGATTTACTAAGCCTCTTATAGACTTGTACGTACACGCTAGAAGACAGAAAGACATTATTAGTACCAAGACAACACATACGCAGTTATTTAACAGTAACTATCTATTAAACAGAAAGGAGCTTTTAACTACTGCTTTGTCTGTAGACAGCCAAGAGATTAGATCTACTTACTGGTCTGGAGCCTACAGCAACACAGTAGATATTGAGATCTTAGGCTATATAGATGACTACATTAAACAGCAGCTAAAGACTATTGAAGTTGTTGGTATTCCTGTAAATGTAGTTAGCGGCATAGAAATGCCTTTGTACAATGATTTTGACATCTGTTTTGACATAGTTAAATTAGAAGACTATAGATGCCAGGTAGACGTAAATGGTCAGTTAATACTTAGAACTGATGGGCAATGTGCCTTATTGTAAAGAAAGAACTACTTCAGGAGATAGGAGATCCTATTACACAGGAGACAGACTTATTAGACTCTCTACTTATTGAATAAACGGTTTATATTATATGCAGACAAACATAACAGATCTACCAATACTTACCTCATTAAGCGGCACTACTTATTTCCCTGTAGAGGACACTAACAACAATGAGACTAAGGCAGTCTCTTTTACTACGCTTCTAGCAAATGTACCACCTCGTACTAAGCTCTATTTAAATGGAGTATTAGACGGAACTTACGGCGCTATAAATGTTGTAGCAGGTAATAATATTAATGTAAGTACTACTGATAGTGGTGTATACAGAACGCTGTTAATATCCAGCACAATACCCAATCCTTTAACTATTACTAATGTGGGGTCTGGTGCATCTCTATACAAAAACTACAGTGGAGGTACTTACAACTTAAAGACCATAGTTGCAGGCACTAATATTGGCATCTCCTCTGATGTAAACACTATAACCATATCTAATACTGCACCTGGAGAAGCTAATACTGCTTCTAGTGTAGGCACGGGTATTGCTATATACAAGGAGAAGGTAGGAGCAGACTTACGCTTTAAGTCTCTAGTAGCAGGTAACAATATTACCTTAGACACGACTAACAGCAATCAAATAGTAATTAATGCTAGTGCCGGAATTAATACTGTAGTTGGTCAAAACGTAGGGGTAGGTACTGGGCGCATATACGTTAACAATGTAGCTTCTACTTTACGTTTTAAGAGTATTAAGGCGGGTACCAACATTCTTATATCAGACTCTGCTTCTGAGATAACTATTAGTGCGGTAGGTACAGGCAATGGAGTTGGACTAACTAACGCTAATGATGTAGGCAGTACTTTATATAATGGCTTAGGTCAAATTAAGAGAATTAGTGCGGGTAGTGGCGTAACTATTACAGACAGTGAAACAAGTCTTACTATTGCTTCTACTTCAACTAATCAGCTTAGCAATATAGGAGCAGGCCGCCCAATATACAAATCTTTTAATGCTGTTACGGACAAGTACGAGCTTAGAACACTTAGAGGATTAGATGGTATTACGGTTGAATCTAATGATACTGAGGTACTTATTAGAGGCAATAGCAGTACAGTAATTGCTTCTACGGGTACTACTAATAGTCTTATAGCTTCTCAAGCTAATAACGTTACTACTCTAAAAGTAATTAACGTAGCAAATACTAACGTAGCAACTATTCAAAATAACACTAACAATCTAACCTTAACTATCTTAAACGACGCTAACTTTTGGAATGCCAATAGATTAAATGGAATACCTATTACGATTGACTCACAAGTTCCTGATCAAGAGTCTACTTTAGTCTATAGAGGAACTGACTATGTACCTGGCACTCCTAATAACCTTGTACCTAGATTCTTAACAGCACAAGGCTTTGGTCAAGTAATACCAGTAAATGGACAGGTATTTATTCCAGTGCAAGCAAATACGTGGGCTCCTATTACAGTCAGCCATAATCAACCTTTACTTAACTTCTTTGCTATTTATGTTGATGGTAATTTATATACAAATAATAGTCTAGTAAACGCCTTTACTAGTTTAGTTCCAGGCTCTCTGTACTACATAAATAACAGCAATACAAGCATCACTACTACTGCAGGATTATTAGTAGCAGGCATAGCATTAAACAGCACTACTTTATGGTTTAAGCCTTATGTTGCGTAGCATTATAATTGTTGGAGGAGGGCCTAGAGGATTAGCAGTAGCTATTGAAGCGCTGCCCTATATTGATCAAATATACATAGTAGACTCTAAACCTGGCGCTACATGGTCTGCTACTTCTACCGTAGCAGACTTTGAATTGCGCAGCCCAGTCTCCTTTGATCTAGTAACGTATAGTGCTAATAATAGACATTATTCTCTAAGCAATTATTTGTACACAGAGGACATGTTTACCACGGATCAATTAGCTATAGAAACAGATCCACGCCGCATAAAGAGATCTCAGATGTTTGGCTATCTGTGTTGGGTAAAACAAAAGTTGCAGCAAGAAGGAGTTCAATTCTTGTATGATGATGTGCTTGATATAAGAGATGGTCAAGTACATTTAAAGCAGGGCGCCATTATTACTGCTGACAATATAGTACTAGCACAAGGAACAAAGGAGAGAGATACTCCTAGTTATCTGCTGCCATATAAACCGGTATCTAATCTAGATATATTAAATAAGGACTATGGTCGTCTATTGATAGTAGGTAGCGGTCAAGGAGCATTTGACATAGCTCATTATCTACATAGTAAAGGAGTAGACATAGGAATCTATATTACTAAGTTGCCTAAGATACATCAGTATCCTGCTCCTTCATACAATATATGGGGCCCACGCACTGCTTTAGGTGTCTACTGTAACTGTCTCTCTTCTGTAGAAGCAAAGAGGAGATATATAGCTAGTGTTAAGGCGTGGGGTCCTTCTATTACTCCTAATAACGAGTACCTATTAAGTAGTGTTCCTATATACAGAGATGTACCAATAGAAGAAGTAATGATTAAGTATGACTATAGGTATGTAAACAGGACTGGAGTAGTACCTATTAATACTCTATCCATAAGACCAGATGAAGTAGATAGAGACGGCAGAGTATTAAATAGTCAAATATATGTGACAGGTCCTCTTGCTATTCTTAGTGATGGGCCTAGAGTTAATTCAATAATATCTAGCAGTACTGCAGCACAAACAATAGTAAGGAGCATAATAAATGCAAGTATTTAACTTTAACAGACTATCTAAAGGCCGCTCTATATTTCTAAGAGATATTGCGCTCTACTTAAAGACTAAGTGTTTTATTACTGTAGGCAAGTATAGTGCCTGGGCTAATGAAACACTGCCTCCGCCAGTAACAGACTTTACTGCTACTGATGAGATCATACTGTATAAGAGGCCCCGCCTTATTATGCTGGCTACTGTTACTAACTGTGGAGGTATTGCGTGTGATAATAAGAGAATAAATGGCAATAACTATTACCTCGTAGATCCTAGCAATGAAGAAGACGTACTTAATGCAGACGTAACACACATATATATTGAAGGAGACATTAGATACACGGACTATACAAGCGCCTACTTTAGAACTACATCTATAGTATTAGGAGCAGAAGCGCCTAATAACAACATACTATTTAAACCAGAACAGATGCTAAAACTAGGATATGTGTATAGCTCTATCAATCACACGCGTATTGTAAGAGAAGACAATCAACGTCATCTTATTAAGCAGTTAATATCTATCTAACAACATGGCAGACATAAATACATACAGAATAGATTATCCAGATAACAGCTCTAATAACATTAAGCTGTTATTTAACAATAAGCGCCCTATACAGACTAGAGAATTACTAGAGCTGCAGGATATTGCGCATAGAAACAGTAGAGACGTATTTAATACTCTCTATAAAAATGGAGCCGTTGTTACGGGCTTAGATATTACGCTGCAGACTACCTACTTATCTGGTATTAGATCCTTTGTATGCTCTAAGGGAGTTGTGTATATAGAGGGACAGTTTATTGAACTGCCAGAATCTACGTTTACCGTAGCTACAGATAATGCGGTTATTGGTGTTCTTGTAGATGAGCAGATAATAACAGAGCAGCAAGATCCTAGACTTAATGACCCTGAGAAAGGAGGAGAGTTGTGGGGAGCAGCAGGCGCATACAGAGTAAAGTGGGCCGCCTCTATTGCTGTAGACGCGTCTTCTATGTATCCCTTTGCTCGTATTCAAGGCAGTAAGGTAATTAAGATAACTCCTACTGATCCTAATAAGCAGTTGTTAGCAGACTACATACATGACGCTGAAGGTAACTTTGTAGTTAAAGGATTTAATGTAACCAGTATTAGCAGCAGTACAAATAGCTTTAACACTACTAATCTAAACAATCTACTACAACAACAGGCCAATCAAGACGCAAAGATAAATACTATTACTAATCAGATTCAAATACTAGTAGATAGTAACAATGCAGTTAATGCACTGTTAAGTCAATACAAGCAACAAATACTAGTAAGCTATACTCAACAGTTAGCTACTTCTATAGCTAACTCAGAACAGTTAATTGAGAGCAACACTGCACAGATTAATACTCTACAAAACAGTTTAAATGTCTTGCGACAGGCTAATCAGTCTTTACAGAGTGATATTGACGTAGAAAAGAACTCACAGGTAAATCTAGAGACTATATCTATTTCTCCTGGCGTAGGCTATGTAGAGGGCAATAGGATAGTTAAAACTACTAATACTCTGCTGTCTCTTCCTAAAAACCTACCTACTAGTCAAATATATAATGCGGTATTTAATTACTCTGGGACTGCTTCATACACCTCCTATCAGTTTAGTAATTTACTGCTTACTACTTTATTGACTAATAAGAGTCTTATTAGAGTAGTAATGAATAATGTCGTCTTTAATGGCGTAGAGCATACAATGCAGATAGATATAAATCTGCCCAGTACTATTACGTCTATTGCAGACATTGTTGTCTTTATAGTAAATGAGTTTAATAGTGCAATTACTACAACAACTATTACGTGTAGTACGCTGTCTCTAAATAACAATGATTTAATGCTTGCCATTAAACAGAACTATGAGGTCATTCTAACTAATAACTCTACTATTACCTTTAAATTTATAACGCTACGCAATACTTCTACTGTTCCTGATATAACTCTCAATCTATTAAAAAGAGATGCTAACAATACTATTGTAGGAGCAGGAGAGGGTGTAACTATTACTAAGGCTCTTACTAGCACTTCTTCTTCTAGTCTAAATAGTTATAAGTTAGGATTTACTCCAGTATCAGAGATTAATAGACTTAGTGCTACATTAATTGCAACTAGTAAGCCAGTAGTAAGAGGTGCGGTACCCGGCACTATTGATAACTTAGGTCAAGCAACAGTAACTAAGATAGTTGCAGTAGGAAAAGACTTTACTACTTATCTGCAGGACGTTGACTTTAGACTTATTAATCAAAGTCAGATTGACTGGTCTTTGCCATCCACTAAAGAACCAGCACCAGGCACTACCTACTTTGTAACGTATCTCTACACCTCTATCCTAACTAATAACGTAGACTATAAGCTGCAGAACGACGCTATTTACTTTATAAATAGAACTCCTGCAATTGGACAAAGCTTCTACGTAGACTACAGCTATTATCAAACAAAGGCGGGTCTATTAACATTAGATAGAGACGGCAATATAGACTATGTAATGTCAGAGCCTGGCATTAATCCTGCTGTACCTAGTGTGCCTGACTACTTATTACCTATCTGCGAATTTACGTTAAGAGTAAATGATTCATCCTTTAAATCTATTGGCTTAAATAAGTACACCAACAAGCAGTTACATCAGCTAAGAGAACAGTTAACTCAAGCAGTATACGCATTAGAAGATAAGCCAGAGTTAATTACAGACAGCTTCTTAACTTACACTAATCAAGACATATATAATCCTGCATATACTGCGGCTATATGTCCAAATAAGCAGGCGCTTACAGTTGGCTACTCTTACTCTGAAGTTCCTCTTTCTACTAATGAAGCTAGTAGATACTATACTGACAGTTATATAAGCCTGCCACATCAAGTGTTAGGTGTGTCCTATTTAAATCAGTCTCGTATAACAGAGTATAGAACATTAACTAAGCAGACCTATAAGCCTATTCTTAGACTTAGTAGTTACTCTTTATTCTTTAACGTCAACAGCGCAAAGATAAATCCATCAAACAGTATTGCGGAAGTACAGAGTAAGATTAATTCTCGTATTGCTATATACAATCAAAGTTTGTATGGCTTGTTAGGTACTGCATTAGAAGAAGCTTTCTACACCAATAATGCATTCAATAGTAATTCTCTGGATGAGGAGATAGAGAATTATATATCTGCTAATGTAAAGACATTAAGTACCCTGTCTATTGATCTATTCCTAACTGACTTAGAGCCTCTAAGTAATAACTATAAGGTTTATATAGATGGCGCTCCTCTGCAGACATCTTTAGTAATGCTAGGTTCTACGGCAGTAGGTAATATTTACAACAGTTTTAGAGCAGGTTCTAATGGTAAAGCATCCGTAAGAATGTTAATGCCGCCTAATCTAAATACAGGAGTACATACAGTAGAAGTGCGTAACGTAGCGTATTTAGTACGTACTAAGTTTAGCGTATTTAATAATCTTCTTAATCATGTAGTATTTGACGCTACTAATGCGCAGGTACTTGGAGCTGATACTCCACCATACTTAACAGAAGATGCGTATACATATAACATTGAGCAGACATTTATAGCTACACAGACCTGCTTCTTAAACAATATAAAGCTGTTTATTAATAAGGCGCCTACAGTAGCTACAGAGCTAACTGTACTGCTATTAGATGAAGATAGAAATGTAATTAGCTACGCAGAATTAACTACATTTGTAGGAACCACATTAACTGCTCAATTTCTTACGCCCTGTCTAATAGAGAAAGACAAACTCTACAGAATAGTGCTTAAGTCCCCACAAGATGGCTTCTCCTTTGCTGTAGCTAAGATTAATGCGCCAGATTTAAATACGGGAACTTACTTTGGTAATCAACTAGAAAGCAATGGATGCCTGTACTACTCATTAGATGGAAGTAATGCGGTACAACTAGACAATTACGATTTATCTTATGTAGTTACTAGAGACGCATTTACACAGCAGTCTAAGCAGATACTGTTGGGTACATACAGACTTAACTTAGCTACTGGCTTTGCTCTAAATACTAGAGACGTTATTCCTCCTTTAACTTACATCAACTATGAATACGCCTTAGAAGATGGAGTGTGGAAATCTTTTAGCAGTAATAAGTACACTGCACTAGACTTTAAGTCTAATCAGATAAGTATTAGAGCTACTTTATATACTGATGATTTAGCTGTAAGTCCTCTACTACTTATTAAAGGAAGCACTCTAAGTATCTATGCTAATAACAGCAGTAGTACTGTTGTATCTAATTATTTCTCTCATGGCAACAATTACACCAGTGTAAATATTAAGGTGGGATATATAAAGCCTGCTGACTCTCAAGTACTTGTCTATCATGCGCCTCAATCCTCCAATGAAGTATGGTCCATCTGCAGAGAAGTATCTAGTGTTCTAGTAGATGAGAATATAGGATTATATGAAAGCGTATTTACTATTACCTATTCTACTAATGCTACTGGGTCTAAGTACAGAGTAGATACCGTAACTAATGACACTAGTAAACCAGTAACTATTAAATACGTATATGTCAATCCAATCTTTATCTAACTATAAAAGCGCAAGATACATGTCTTCTTATCTCAAGCTATTACCTGTAGCCAGTAGAGAGCGCCCTCCTCAAGCTAAAGAGTTTGAAGATATACAGGACATTCTTATTAATCCTATATACCAATATGCTAAAACAGCCTTTAATGACGTGGAAGTGCTTAGTGGATTACGTCTATTACGCATTACACCTAGCAGTATTACTTTATCTCCAGGTAGAATACTACTTAATAACTATCCTCTTGTTGTAGAGACGCAGCAAGAAGTTATAAGTATAAATAGCGCTTCATTTACTTTATACCTAGATCTCCTGTTCACCGTAGATTCTACGTCTATTGCTCTTGACTACACTATTACTACTACTGCCAGTAATACCGCTATTCCTATACTAAGAGTAGATGCAGGTATACTTAGTCCCCTTACAAAGTCTCGCTCTGAAGACTACATACAACAACAGCTCTTTGAGATATATGGTAACTTTGTTAGCTGGGGACTTACTTATAACGACAACTGTGTTAGTCCAGGAGTAGTCTATATTAATGGCACTAGGTACTCCTATCCCTATCATTCTCCAGTAACTACTACATTATCTAACTATGTTCTAGTTGTTAATAGATTGGGTATACAGACATTAAATCCTCTAATTAAACTGGACAGCAATAGCTCTGTACTATTAGGTTATTATCTTGATGGCAAGTGGCAGCCTAACAAGTATGCATATCAGATAACATCTAAACAGATACGTACTATAGAGACTGGACTTGCAGGACTAAGAGACTACTTATTAGAAAGCACCATTCTTACCAGTATAGACACTACATCTAACTTGTTAGCTGATACGTTTAATAATGAAGATAAAGCAGACACGTATCATGTTCTGTATGACTGTGAGATATTTAATGGATCTCTCAGTATTGGTAAGCTAACTAGATTAACTAACAGCGTTGCTATTAGCAATAACAACACTAATGTAAAACTAGTTAATGGACAGCCTTCTATACTTATACAAAACTATACTGCTACTCCATATATACAACAAAAGTTGAGTGATTCCTTTATTACTACTAATATAAGTAGCAGAGGAATACTGAAGCTTCAATATCCCAAACTAAATACATCTATATACAAAAGCACTAAAGAGGTAACTACTCTATTAACACAGTTAATAGTAAATGCAGAAGTCTATGGACTAACTCCAAACAGCTCTGAGTTTAGCTTGACTATTGGCAGCACTTTAATCAGTACCTCTATTAGCACTAATGCATCTGGATATGCTGCCTTTTCCTTTTCTTTACCTGCGCGTAGCAGTATAAATGACGTAATAACTGTACAGAATGCTAAGTCTTCTGCTACTTCTTCTCTATTAGATAACAGTTATGGAGTAGATAATACTTACATAGGTCAAACGTTTGAAGTAACTGCACCTACTACTCTAGTAGAGCTGGATATATACATTAGAAGAGTCACTACAAATAATCCACTTATAAAGGTGTTAGTGGCGCGGTATACAGATAAGCCACAAGAAGTAATAGGGCAGGCTATTGTAGAGCTAAATAACATTAGAGCAAGCGTAGATGCTACGCTGCCTACTAGATGTGTATTTGACGTACCGATTACTCTATCTAAGGGAGTCTACTGTCTTCTTATCTGTACTCCTAATTCTCCTATTGACCTGTTTATATCTAATCAGTCTCTAGTTACTAACGGTTATCTATTTACACAAGACGCAGCACAGACAACAACTACACAGTATCTAAATAAGGATCTCATGTATACTCTGTACTCTGCAAACTATGTAAACAGTACAGGCAAAGCAGTATTAACAATTAATGACGCGCTATCTAAGTTTGATCATCTGTACTATCCCGATAGCTTCAAGATAAATAACATTGAGTATATTAATGAGGCGTCTACTAATAGTACAAATAGTCTACCTATAACTATTGATGTTAATAAGTATGCGTATATAAGACCCTGTTTAATATCATCTAAGCAGGATAAAGCCATTTACGTATCTAAGACAATTAGAACTAACTTTGCTTATTCCACTGTGTATGCAGAACTAGATGCAATTATTCTAGATTCTACATACGTGGATCTATATATATCCTCTAATCAGACATACACATGGGAGAAGCTGAATTCTAACTATCGCTATTTAGTAGACGGTAATGATCAGACGTACAAATACGTATTTGAAGTGCCACTCAATAAACTAGTAAAGGTAGTAACTCAACAGGGCACTAACACACAAGCAACTAGGAACTATCTAACCGTGCGCATAGATCTTAGAACAGAATCAGACAATAGACCTTTAGTAAAAGCATATAAAGTATATGTCAAATAATAACCGCCCTATTCAAATATCTCCTTATACGCAGGCAGGTACTTCAGCAGTGCAGGCAGGTACTTCAGTAGTGCAAGCATTAAGCTCTAATGTAGTTAAGCCTCCTAATTACCGAGTAAGGATGACTGCTAACAACAAAAGCTTTTACATGGTATTACCCCCCAACGCAGATACAAAGCATCCAGGTAAAGCAAATCCCATGCAGATGCCTGGTCTTCAAATAAAGTCTGCTACTACTATATCCAAGCTAAGAATACCTGGCTTCTTTCCCATCTATCAACATTTAGGTATAGACAGTATTACTGTTACTATGAGTGGCATGTTTACTGGCTATGACGGACTAAGAGAAGTATCTTCTGCGGGCAACTGGGAAGAGTGGAGAAATGGAGAAATAAGCTCTCAAGATATTTATGGTCAACTTAATATTCCTGGAGTGCAGGACAGCTATGCTGCTGCTAGTGAGTTCTTTGAGTTTGCCGTAACTCAGAAAGTACCAGTACAGGTAACTATCTTTACAGAAGCAAAGAATCCCAGCACAAGCAAGAGCTACTTATTTAGAGATAATCAATCCAATATTGCGTTTAAAGGCTATGTAAAAGAGTTTGAGGCGCTCTATGTAAGACAGGATAGGAACTACTATCTAATGAAGTTTGAAGTCCTACAGACTATTAATCTAGCTTGCGTAGACTCTAAAACTGAATCTACTACATCTATTAAACCAAAAGAAGAACCTAAATCAACCGACTTAAACTCTTGTATAGATAATGAAGATTTAAATAAGTTAGTTGTTTTATTTAATAATACAAGAGGACAAGATCAAATAACCAGAGTTATTACAGACTCTGATATTCCACTTTATAGCTTATATAAAATCTCTAAAGAAGCTTCTTTTAGAGAAAAGGTTAGTACTAATGTGGCAAATGTAGATAGCACCGTATCTGCTGCTATAGATTTCTATGTTAAGGTCTTAGTTGGTTTTTATAGAAGAGATTCTAGTGCGGCTGTTATTAGTATAAAAGGACAAAGTGAAAAGGTAAAAGCAGAATGTAAGAAAGACTGGTCTCAGTTTTGGCTTGCGAGAATCAGTGGAAAAGGTCTTACTGCTATAGAAAGCTATTTAAAAAGTATTAATAAATAACAATAACGTTTTATGTACCTTACAAACATTACTTACGGTAATTATCTAAATCAAGTATCTAGTGACTTTAAGCAGTTTAGTTACTTAGTAGAAGAAGAGGAGGTATGGTTATCTAATAGGCCTCCTAATCTGGATTTCTTATATCCAGAAGAATTACCAATACAGCAAGACAACTGCTATAAGGGTTATACCTATGAAGATCCTAACTTTGAAGGTGTCTACATAGGAGTATCCTATACTATTACTGGACAAAGACTGTTTATCTACAGACAGTTTAATACGGACATCATCTTTCAATCTATATATGCTCCTACTGCCGTTTTTAAGATGCCCACAAAGTCAAATACTTTGTTGATACAACTAGACATGTCAGAGCCATATATAGGCATACATATTCCTACAGACACTATTACATTAAATCTAGGCTAATGAGATACAGCAAAGTTGGTAGACAAGACATACTTAGTACTATTACTACAGATGCAGTAGCAGTACTTATTAACGCTCCTATTTATGGTGGTACTTCTCCTAATGAGACACAGTTGGCCGCATTAGACAGTATAACAATGTTAGACGTAGTTAAGTACGAGCTTCAAGGAACTTACAGTAGATACGTTATTCCTACTGTTAACACTACAGAAGAAGTAGTTGGTGGTCAGACTTATGTAGTGGCTACTGTACCTATTGAATTTACATGTGCTATAACTAATGCGACACATATCTGCTATGTATATAACGCATTGTTAGTTGGAGCTAATCAGCTTAACTACAACAATAGAGGTAATGTACAGGGCGTGCCTCTACTTGTAAAGCCCATAGCAAACGCGCCTGTTACTATAACTCCTCCTGCTAAGCTAACGTACACATTTAATATAAGGATAGGTAGCAATGGCTAGGCAAATAATAAAGGAAGATCGTACTCAATACGATCTTGTTAACAGTATTATGCAGAACTATGATGCTAGCTGGAACAATCTAAGAACATGGGACCGCTATAGATTTGCAGTACATCCATTCAACACATACTACATTAATCCAACTACTCCAGATATAACTGACGTTATTGGCCCCTACAAACTATTTGATTTGGGAGGTAACACGCTACAAGTAGAGAAGAATAAGACACCCTTTGTATGTTCTAAAGAGGTTATAAGAAGAGGGCCGCTTATAGCATATCTAAAGACAGCTACAGAGCTGTTTATGTTGTTCATATCTAAGAACGCATTTGTAGATGATTATGTAGAGACGACTAAGCCCGTAACAACTACTAAGAATAACTACATTACTATAGAGAACACTACAGACTCTTCTCTGTATTACAGCTATAACAGCTTAGCTACTAATGCAGATCTATATATAATTGCACCTAAACAGACACAGACTTTATCTCCATCTAATGCGGGCTATCTGTATTTACAGTTAGAAGATACTCCTATTGCTATTACCTCTAGCAATACTAGAACTAAATCTGTTAATACTTATTACCTGTTAATATGTCCGACTAACTACTCTTTAGTAGAGACTGCTAAGTTAACTGGTAGAAATATAGACACTATTGTTGATCAGTTAGAGATGTATATAAGAGTATGAGCAGAGAACAGTATGGTACAAAAGAGTTCTTAAATGACTTATTAGCAGAGTTAACTGAAGCATCAATTAGTACTCCTCAAGGTAGCAATATAGACGTTGTTACCTTTGCTAATTCTATACTCTTTAATGACTCTCCTTCTAGTAAGCTGTGGCCTACGCAAGAAGCAATATTAAAGGCAATATACAATGAGCCCTTATCTGATACGCATAAGGCTATACTTGCCTTGTGGAAGGAACAGAATAAGACTAACTGGGTAGAAGGCAGAAAGTATACCAACTTAATCTTTGAAGCGGGAAGAGGTTGTCCTGTTGCTACTTCAGAGATAATAACATCTGCGGGCACTATTACTTATAAGGAGCTACATGATAGAAGTACAGAAGCTATTAGTATCTACACTATTGATCCTGCTTCATTTGTATTGTCTACTACTAGTAACTTTAGAACGTGGGATCAAGGACTACAGTCTGCGCACAAGTTAAAGCTTAAGAATGGCAAAGAAGAGCAGGTAACAAGTGATCATCCATATCTTGTATGGAGAAATGCTATGCCTGAATGGATAGCAGTTAAAGACTTGGTTAAGGGAGATAGAGTAGCAGTACTAAACAACTTACCTCTATTTGGTAATAAGTCTATTGGTATTGAACGTGCTAAACAGCTAGCTAAGTCAATAGCTAGTTCTATTCCTACATGCATTAAGGAGGCGCCTAAAGAAGAAGTAGCTGCCTTCTTATCCTGTCTATTCTCTTGTAATGGTTTTGTATCTACGAAAAAGTCTCATAAGAGATACTTAAGACCTAGTATAGGTATAACATCTCTACATGAGACACTTGTACTAGACATACAAAAAGAACTTGTAAAGTTTGGCATTAGATCTAAGGTACGCTATACGTCTAATAAAAGAACACCTAATAGGTGGGCTCTAATTATTGAAGATGCAAATTCTATTCTAGAGTTTGCTGCGTCTATTGGTATGTTATCTAAGCAGGATAAATTGAATGAAGCAATACATAGACTAAAGCATATAGAGCTAGATACTATTCCTAAACCTGTATGGCAAAGAATAAAGCAGAGACAAGCAGTACTTGAACTGACTAATAAACAACTGTCAGGCAAGAATAGGCTAAGAAGTAACGGTTCTCTTACTAAGCGCAATGCTAGAGCGTATGCAGCTAACACATATGATACGCAGCTATTAAGTATTGTAGACAGTGCTATTGATTGGGAAGAAGTCAGTTATGTACAAGACTTAGGACTGCAGCCTATTATTGGCTTTGAGGTGCAGGACACTCACGTTATAGGTAACTACATAGTTAGTCATAACAGCTCTAAAAGCACGCTCTCTTCTATCATCTCTCTATATGAGTTCTATAGGCTTATATCCTTACCAGATCCAGGACTGCACTACGGCCTTTTATCCTATTCACCCATTGCCTTATTTGCTATTGCTCAGACAGAAGCACAGGTATTAGAGACTAGCTTTAAAGCAATCAAATCCTTCTTAGACAGCTCGGACTTCTTTAAATCAATGATAAAGAAGAAGCGCATTATTGTACTTAGTGATGAGATCAAGTGTCCTGATAAGTTTGTATCTCTATTTGCTAAGCACACTAACTCTAAAGCATTAGTTGGTTATAACCTAAAGATGTTATTTATAGATGAGATGGCGCGTTTTGAGACTACAGCAGATGGAGTTAATACGGGCATTAACATCTATGAGAACGTAGGTCGTGCTCTTAATAGATTTAAGGGAGAAGGCAAGAAGATAGTAGTATCTTCTGCTTGGTCATTTACTGATCCTATGGTTACCTTAAAGGAACAGGTAAAAGGAGATCCTTATTCTTTAGTATTTGAATTAAGCTGTTTTGACGTTAATCCTACTATTACTAGAAGTAATCCAGACATAGTATCTGATTATGCCAGTAATCCTAAGAGAGCAAGACTTGAGTATGAGAATATAAGAAGCAGCAGTGATAATTCGTTCTTAGATGCAGCATTACTAGACAAGCTATGTATTATTCAAAGCCGCATAGATGCTACTGAGTGCAGCATAGACATAGACAATAGAAGCTACAGAGGTATTAGTATTGATAGAATTGACAATGTTAATACGGCCTGCTTTATACATGTAGACACGGGATCAAAGAAGGATAGTACGGCGTTATCTATTGCTACTATTAATAGTAAGGGTCAGATAGAGGTAATAGGAATAGCTTGCTGGACACCAGGCATTGATGAAAAGGGCCGTTTTAGAGAAGTATCTTACGTAAATACAGAAGAAGTAATACTGTATATAAGTCAATACATGAACGTAGTATCTATTACGTTTGATGGCTGGAACTCTATATCTCTTAATCAGAATCTATATGTTAAAGGTCTTAACACGAATGTAGTGTCCTTCTCTAGAGACAGTCAATTAACTTACTACACACTACTACGTCAATTAATACAACAGGGAGATGTGTTGTTTCCCGTAGATAGTCCTTGGACTGCTCTAATTAAGACGGATTTGCCTTCTCTAGTAATTAAAGATAATGGCAAGATTGTGCATCCATATGGAACAAAGGACTTACCAGATGCATTAGCAGTATCAGTATTTGAGGCGTATAGATATGGATGTAGCTGTAATTTAATTCACACTAGAAATGCAAATCCTCCTAAGCTGTTAACTATTAATACTGATAGAAAAGTTATTAATAATAGATCCTCAATTAACAGATTACAGTCCTACAAACAACAGTCTAAATACAGGACAATATAGTTTGATACTTACTACTATTGCGTATGAAGACTCCTATTTTATTTACTCTTGAGCCATTCATTGAACAGACACCAGATCCACCTGTACCCGTACCAATACCTACTACTCCTGACAATGAACTAGATCTAATAACTAACACTATAATTCTATCTCCTCGTTACTACTTAATAATTAAACCTCCCAGTAACATAAGAAATGATGCTTCATACATACCCATGCCCTATAGGTATAACGTGCCCTGGGAAGGTATATATGCAAATCAAGTTAGACTTGCATTAGAGCCTACTGTGGGATGGGGAGAGGGCTCCTGTTATGAAGTTGAGTATTGGATGTGGCGGCCCCACTTGTTACCTAGGATGACTAAGAAGATAGGCAATACGCCAACTAAACTTAAAACGGAGCACTGGCTAGTTCCACATCCTTCAGGTAAGTATCTACTTAACTACAGCTATGCATACGCAAATCAATTTAGAACAGAAGTGCTGTCTTTAGTTCTTACTGCTAATCCTATGTCGATTAAAGACTACATAAACAAATTAGTATATGTAGTATCTGTTAATAATGAGCCAACATTTACATTAAGTTCTGTAGTTGCGGCTAATACCTCATTGCTACAACGTACAGTAAATTATAAGAACACTACGGACGTTCTACTTACTACTAGTGCTGCTATTGGGGAAACTATAAGTATTGAGTATCTAAGACCAATAGACATTAAAAACATACTGTTTAAGAACAACGTGTTCCCACAGAACATATATGCTTATCCTCCAGGTACTGTGCCTACCTACATGTAAATCTACTATCTCTTATCTTGTATCATGATCAATTTACTTAGTGTAGGAACTACTGTATTAACTGTAGGCGTAGCAGCTTTAGGAGCTAAGCATTTAGCAGATGATGCTCTTAGTTGGCGTAGAAAGGATGGATGGGATTGGCAGTACAAGGGCAACTCTATACATGATAGAGTTGGTAATTTTGTACTGGGTGGAGATCCTAAGTCTAGATATAATAACTATTTACGTAACTACAATGAAGTAATTGGTTATGGATATAAGATGCCCTCTATTGAGTTGGTGCCTCCTCCATCTCAGAGTATTGCTCCTATTGCAGGAGCAAGGAATTATGGTTTAGATAATACGGGTTTATCTCCCGTATTAACTCAAATAGGCAATCTTACAGGCGCAACTAGAGAGGATGCTAACAACTTATTACTTGTACGTAAGCAGGAGAATGTAGGAGGCTACGTAGTTAGTTACAACTCAGACAAGGGAAGACCTAACTGGGTAGCCTTTAAGATTGATAAGAATAGTCTAGGTTCAGTAAGAAGAGAGAATGATTTTAGACCTGACTATGAAGTACATAAGCCTGTATCTCCTAGCACCTTTCCTAGTGGATTTGATATGGGACATGCTGCTAACTCTGCAGCATTTACTGCTAATAAGACGTTAAACAGTCTTACGTACTTAATGTCTAATATGTACGCAGAAGCTCCTGCACTCAATCAAGGTCCCTGGGCAAGTCTAGAAATCTATCTAAACAATAAAGTATCTCCTAGCATTATTAATGGAGCAGGCCCTCTAAATAATAATTCTATGTACGTTATTACTGGAGGCTCTGGAACTGGAGGTGTAGGTAGTAAGGGCTATATAGAATCACAAGGAGGAGTAGAGGTACCCAAGATACTGTGGAAGGTTGCTATCTTTGTTCCTAATGGTATGGATTTAAAGGAAGCAGTTAATAGTCAGCAGGCTAAAGCGTTAGCTGTTGCTATGCCTAACATGCAAAACGTTAATCCTAATTGGCAGAGACATGTAGTAACAGACTTAGATCAGCTAAGACGATTAACCGGAGTACAGAGATTTGTACCTACTATCAGTGAAGAGCAAGAGAGAAAGCTATTAAGTGATGCGGGTCTACTTCCTAATCCAGAGAATAAGGCTAAGATTCTTAATATAGATATAAATGATATTGGTCCTAACTTTAGAAGTGATGCTGCAAATAAGGCGCGATCTAGAGGCATACATAATCCACTATTCTATCCCCTATTTGATACAGACAAAAGCTTAAAGGGTTTTGTGCTGTCAAACAAGAACTCTTATTCTGAGTCGTTTGAAATGGCTAGATACAATGCGTCTATGAGAAATACTGGACGTTTTAACAGTGTTGTAGACGTAGAAGATATGAATACCTTTGAGCTTATTCTAAGAGCAGATAAGGGAGATCTAACTGAGCATGAATTAAGAACTGCGAGAATGTATGATAGGGCTGTTAATAGTCCTAGCCTATCTACAAGAATTAATGAGTTTGTATTTTTACCCATTAATATGGGTAGAGTGTATAAAGAAGAGAAGGGATTTATACCTTCTTTATTTGGCGCTGTTGGAGGCTTAATAGATCAAGCATATCTAGTTAATAATCCAGCGCTTATTAAAAGTTATAAGAAGGATGGAGAAAACTACTTTGCTACTAAACAGACATTCTTTCAAGACTTACTAGAAAACTCAGCAGCAGGTCTTATTGCTTCTGTATCTTCTGTTGCTACCTACTTAGCAGTAGGAGAACCTATTAAGGCTATGATCTCTCAGAGTATTCTATCTGCACAGGAATCTGTTATTAATGCAAGTAAGATGAACGTATTTGCAAAGGTAGCATCTGGAGGCAGCATATACAATACTCCCTTTTTAGCAGAAGTAATGCAGTTTAAAAGAGATCAGCCTGCTACTGCCTTCTATAGTGCTAATAATCCAACTCTATCTCTTTACTGGTTTGAGAACTATGCAAGAATAAGGGGCGCTACGTTCTTTGAAGCTACTACAAGAGAGTTCCTACTTAACAAGATAAGCCCTTATAAGATTGATAGTAAGGATGGTAAGTATAAACAGTTGTTAGGCGCTATTAATGATTACACACAAGCACTTGCTTCTCCTGCCGATATAGTAATAACTAAGATGGATGGAGAGATAACTGTTAACACTCATAGTGAAAACATATGGCAGAGAGAGCAGATTACTGTTAATGGTGAAACTATTAATCTAGAGACTGCTTTAGCTAGACTACAGAGAAATGCTGAAGTAAATGGCACACTAGTTACGCAGGAAGTTAAGCAGGCAATTACAGATCAGCTTCACAACAAGTATCAACTAAAGATTGTTAATGTGTCCTTAGAACGTAATATGGACTTAGCTCAGAAGCTACAAAAGATACTCAATCTAGTGCCAATGCCTTGGCACTGGGGAATGTTTACTGGACCTAAAGAAGTGTTTAATGGTCCCATGATTGGTAATTTAGTAGACATTGAAGGCTTTACTAGATACATTAATGCTGCGGTTAACAATCAAGGATTCTGGGGTGCTGCGAATGAGTTTATGGTGTATCACTCAGGAGATAAGACTAAAGCACATGCTCCTGCATATAGAATACTCAATCACATGGCTACTATGACTAGAGCCTTATTAGCTT